GTTAGTTGTGTTAACCTGAGCACCCGCAACCGCCGTAACATACAGCGAACGAACAACTTCACGGTTAATTTCAGCAAGGATTTCTGTGGACAGAATGTTGCTGAGTTCTGTTTCGGCGTCCAAACCGTGGATCGCCTTGAGGTCTTGCGCCAGTTCCATCGTGTACTCGGCCTTGAGGGCACGGGACACAGCGGTAACCGTTGACTTCTCAATGGAGAAGGCCATTTCAGCGAAAGCGTTCGTGCCGCTATCACCAAGGGCTTCTGCCTGAGCAGTCGTCATACCTGTGGCACTTGTGTAAGTACCGGCAGGGCTGTCATTAAGAACAGCAGGGTTGGTTTCTGTTCCACCAACATCGCCACCACCGATTGTACCGGCAGCGTTCTGGTTCGAACGACCCTGTGCGCCTGGGAAGGACTCGTCAACGAGAGCTTCGGCACCATCGGAAGATGTGAGCGAGGAACGCATCGCAAAGATCAGACCCGTTGGACCTGTCATTGGCTGCACACCGCAAACGTCATACGCGATAAGGTTAGGCATCGCACGGCGAACGAGCGAAATTAGAATTGGATCCCAATTATCAATCGAACCACCAGTGCTGTTGGTTGGTGCTGTTTCTGCAAGAAAACCACGGTCTTCACGCATTGCAGCTTCTTGGTTTTCTAGGATGAGAGTGGTAACGGCCCGCTTGTAAGAATCCTCAATCTTCGGAAGATCGGGGTGTTCTAGGACTGGCTGCCACTTTTCTTGTAGATGTTCTGTCTGAAACATTTGTTTCTCCTTTTTTAATTACATCCGTTAATAATATTATTGGGCACGTGCTTTGTTACGACTGATTGCCGACATATAAGCGCTCATTGCTTCAGTCGTATCAATGTCCTGTGCGGTGCCACCGTCTTCATCATCAAAATTCTGTTCAACAATCATCTTTGGGAAATAACTTTCCTTCAAGGTGTCGAGTTTTGCTTTGAAGGACTCTTCGTCAACAAAGTCAACATCTTCTGTAAGAGACTTGAACTTCTCAATTTCAGTATCGGTCAAATCTTCGCAAGCTTCCGAAATGACCTGTTCCCGAACCAGACCAGACTTAACAGAGGTAAGAGCGATATTCTGCTCCATGACATTGTTAACCTTTTCTTCCAGTTCAGCAATTTTTTCAGACTGTGCTTCGAGAACGTCATATTTCTCATCAGGCACGTCAATATAATGATCTTCAAACAACTGTTTCAGTCCAGAGATAAAGTCTTCTGCAATCTCGCCCTTCAAACCGCGCTCAATTGCCAACTCGTTCTCTTTCGTCCATTCCTCTACAACGTAGTTGAGATAAGTATCTACTTTTTCTGTAAGAGCTTCAACCGACTCTTCCAGTTTTTCTTCAAACTCAGAAGTCATTCCTTCGTGAATACGAGTAATTTCTTCGCGAGTCTTCGATTTAACAGCAGCTTCAAAGATTGTCGCTGCCTTGTCCTTGAACTCTTCGGAGAGGTCTTCACCTTCTACGAGGGCGTCAACATCTTCCTTGACATTGATGGACTTGATCTTCTCTTCGATCTCAGCCTTGGCATCCTCAAGTTTCTTGAGTTCTGACAGAGCTTCTTCATCCATTTCCATGTCTTCAGCAGGTTTCATCATGCTGTTATACATGGCTTTCAGATCGACGGCTTTCATACCGGCCATCATACTTGTCATTTTCTCTTTATACATTTCTTTGGTCATGCGAGCCTCTTTAACGACTTCCTGACCTTCTTCTGGTTCGACCTGATCACCAGCAGCAAGTTTCATAGTCTCGCCGGGTGTTGCTTCACCAGAAGAACCCTGTTTTACTTTGGGTTCTGATTTTGCACCCTTAGTTGGTGCAGATGTATCTTTAGAAACCTTCTTTGCAGCAACATCCGTTGGGGATTTTGTTGCATCAGGTTTAACAACGGGTTCACCGCCATCTTCGACTTCGCCGCCGGGAGTCTCGTTTCCAAGACTCTTTTTGCCTTCGGCAGGAGCAGCACCATCAGTAGGCTGTTTAGACGCCTCTTCTAGTTCTGCAAGCACTTCCGCTTCCAGCTCTTCAATTGTTTGTTCTAGTTCTGACATAGGGTGTCTCCTTATCGTTAATTATTATTTATAAGATTAAAGTCTTTTAAGAAATTTAGCAAATGCTAAAGCTTCGCGATTTGCGTTCCTTTGACGTTCCTTTACGTCAAATTCTCTTTTCATTTCTACCATTTCCGCTTCCAACAACGCTCCGTTATTCCAAACCCACTCTTTACCTTCCATGATACCTTCCACGAAAGCGTTTGGTGCAGAAGGATCAGCAACAATATCTGCTGCCGTTGCGAGATAGAAGTCGTCTCGCACATAATTTGCACCACCTTTTTGATCTAGACTGCCCATTCCCCGCGAGGAAACGCCCAGTTTTGCACCTTCATCCATAAGACTCTTCACAATTTCACCCATAGGCGTAGACATAATCTTCGCCTCACCAATAAAGTTTTTACCATCAGGTTCCAGAGATGTAATCATGTGGGATACTCGTTCCAGATTAACGGTTGGTCCGTCTGGATGTCCAAGTTCACCAAATGCACGACTCTCTTTAATAAAGTTCTTGTTGTATTTTCCAACTTCTTTTTGAAGCACTTCCATAGGATACACCCGACCATTACGGTTCTTGATGTCAGCCTGCATAAAGATACCACGAATCTTGTAGTTCTTACTACCGTCTTCCTTTGCTTCGCAGATATACTCTACGTCTTCGACTGCCTCTGAAAATAGTTTCATTGTTCTATCCTTAATCTGATACGTTATACTTGATTGCTTGTTTCTTTTGAACTGGAAAGATGAAATCTCTAATGTGATGCCGCCGACGATTTACCCCATCTTGAGGAAATCCTACACCCATCAACAATGATGGTTCTTCTCTTAACAGTGCAATCTCTCTAATTGCTTTTGTGTCCATACACTGACAACACCCCGTTCTATATCCTAAAAGTGATGCAGTAAGATTAAGATAACCAGAAGCAATACCTAGAGCAATGTTTTTATCACGCATAATATCTTGATAAGTACCTTCGCACCATTCTCCATTCTTCAGATACTCTTTCGCTTTCTGTCCTCTTGTTTTCTTTGTTACTTGATCAACTAACTCTTCATAACTATAGTCTTCAAAAATAACCAACAAATTAGCAAGGGTTTGTGAATTTGACTCGATCTCTTTACCATTATTGAATCCATAAGTATTCTCATGAATTTCTTCAATAATATCACGATCCTGTATAAAGTGTACCTTATAAAACGCAAGATTTTGTTTACTGGGGCAATTAGTTACGGCATGAAGTAATGTATCAATATCCTTCTTCGGCAACTTTTTATTCAAATTGAAATTTCTTTGAGTGTGTTGGCTTCGAATAACACTCTTTTCAATTTCAATATTTGTATGTGCTTCCATTGTTATATCCTTTATGCGTAGTTTTCATCTTTTTTGAATTCAATCATAACCATACCAGATGTACCATAACAGGTCATCTCATGGTCACCAGAAGTTGCGGTTGTGTTCGTTGCAGCAGATGCAATCTTACCAGCAGAACCGTCATAGTGACCTGTACCAGCTAAACGAATCTGTACAACATCAGAGGATGCACCCTTTTCTTGAATGTCAATGTGACCTGTATCATCATCAGCTGAACCCTGTGTCAATGCCCACCAAATACGATTGATGTGTAGTTTCGCACCATTTGCATGTCCATCCAAAGCACTCGCATCTAGGATAGCGTTATTTGCACCTGTGTCATCTTCGATATTAACCAAGATTGTGACCGTGCCGCCCTGGCCAGCAGCAGTTACTACTGTATCTCTTAGTGTTCTTGTTGCAAAAGCCATTATTATCCCCTAGATCGTCAGCATTTCTTTTTCGAAATATCCTAGAAGTTCCCTCTCAGGGACTTTATATTTCTTTGATACATCGGTTATAGTTCTTTCGAAACTATTTAGGAAATCTGAAGGTTTCGCGTCCATTTTTTTGAACAAATCGTCCACTGCATCCTTCATTTTGGGTGAAAGACGCTTATATTGCTTAGATTTTCTGTGTTCATCCCTCTCTACAACTGTAGATTCATAGATTTCCTCAATCCTCTTGGTCATTTACATCCGCTTCCTGATCTACATAACTCGAATTTACAAAAGTATTTGCAAGTTCTTTGCGTTTAACTTCCAAGGCACTACCAACCCTACTTGACATTGTGATACTGAAAGCTTTCTCTGCTTCAAGATTATTACCATCAACAATTGCGTCTACAAATTCCTTACTCATTTCTTAGCTCCTTTTCCAAATCTTTGATCATCATCTGGTTGTCCATCTTGTTTTGGGTCCACATAGTCTGGCATTTGGTCTGGTGCAATCACACCACCATCACCATCCTGTGGATACCTTGTGATACCATCACCGCCGTCAGGCATTGTAACACCACCGTCCATCGGATCGGTTTCAAGTTCTTTCGCAATCTGATCGCGCATCTCTTGAACTTCTGCATCGGTCATATTGAGAACCTTCTTCAACACATACTCTTTACTGAAGAATGTACCAATGTAAGACTGAATACCGTCAAGTGTTTGAATGCGGTCATTAAGAAGTTCAGCTTCTTTCAACTCTGCAAAGTGACCATCTTCCATAAAGTCATACTGAATATGCTCTTGCATACGCGGCCAATCTTCTGGTGAGATTACACCTTTAAGGAGTAGGTTAGTCTTGAGCAAGTCAGTGAATAGGGGGACGAATTTCTTACGAATACGTTGTACGAACTTGGTAAACTTGAGTTCGTCTCTAGTAATCTCAGAGGCTCGTCCAAGACTAAATCCGTTTTCGGCTTCAAGTCTTGAAATCGGCACGTTAAGTGAACGGTATAGTTTCCGTTGGAAATATACGATGTCATCAATCTCTCCCAAATTAGAACCGCCGGGAAGTGTTGTAATCTCTGTACCCCTACCACCTTCACGGCGAGGAAGCCAGAAATCTTCCAACATAGACATGTGATTACGGTCATCCCGAATCTCACCTGTGCTTGCATCGTATACCAACTTGTTACGATAACGGTTCATCACATCTTTTAGATACTGTTCTGCTTTGATCTTAGGTAGATTACCAACATCAATGTAGAAAATTCTACGCTCAGGTGCGCGAGAGATACGATAGATAACAATCGCATCCTCAATCATACGCAACTGATTAACTGGTTTAATTGCTTTGTGTAGATACGAGATAACTCGACCTGAGTTATTGTCGAGAAGTCCTGACGGAACATACACAATAGAATCGGGTGCAATCTTAATACCCTGATCGTTACCTTGCACACCCGCTGATGCAAACCCTTTGTCGTTGTAGATAAAATACTCTTCTACTTTTTTGACCATCTCAATACCATTATGGTTTGGATCAGGGTCTTTCTTTGTTTCTCGTACCTTACGAATTTTAGTTGGGTCGATGTGTCGAAGCTGAGTTACACCCCTTTGCGGGTCTTTTGAATCAATAACTTTGTGATAGTACAAACGACCATCGATATACCAACGACGAAAAATATCATGACCCTTCTCATTAAAGTTGAGAAGTCGCAGAACTTCACTAAATTCTGCTCTTATACGTCTTTTAATTTTATCAGGATACGGTAAGTTTGTTAAATCAATATTTACTGGAATATCATTTAGATTAGAAATGATACCTTCATTCACGATATCTTCAATTGCAGCATCACACTCCGATTGCATAGAAATGTCTCTGTAACGACGAATGAGGTCAAGGTCAGATCGTTCCCGTCCATCCGTATCTAGTACAGATGAAAAGAATCCACCGCCCGCAACCTCAATTGCGCCATCATCAGGAGTAGGGTCCGTGAAAGTTTTCTCACGGGGCCCTACATCCTTAGATGCTCTTTGTATTGAAAAACCAAATAGTTCTGCCATAATGTCTCCTACGTTCTATTTAGTAGGATTAATTTTAGAGGCCCCCGCCAGGGAAAGAATCAAATCCGGTGGTAAAGTGTTGATACCGCCATGTGCATTCAAATTCTTCAATAGAGTCCCTAGTTGCCATATCAAGAGTAATAGCAGAACCAGTTGTCGTTGGCCAAGCATTAACGAAGTTATACTGTTTCAGAACTGAATCATCACGATCCAACTGTTCAACCTGTAAGTCGGCCATATACAAAGCAGAAGTATTTACACCAGTATTTTCAGCAAAATCATTGATACCATTTGACCACTTTTCAATCATGTTTTTAATCATAAAATCAGTATCATTAAGGAACGTGGTTGTCCAAGGATCAGGAGATGCACGATCACCAGCAACAAAAATCTGACGACCACGGAAATCCATCGTAATTTCACCCATTGTACTTGAAGGCAAAGTTGTTGCCTTACAAAGAAAGGATGTTCTACGACCATCAAATGGTGCCCCTACAAATGAAGGAACATTGATTGTAACTCTAAATTGGTTGGGCCGGGCGCCCCCACCGATAATGTTAGCCCGGAAATCATCGATCATCGCCATGATTAACCTCCTACCTCACTAAAGCTTACCCCTGTACGAACAGCGATGAAGTTTAGTGTTATAAAGTTGATTGCTCTAGCAGGTTTGATGTAGATGTCTCCAATAAACTCGTTACGGTCAATGACCTCACCAGTATTATTAGTTGAATCACACACTACACTAAAGTCTGAAATACCTCTACGACCCTGCACATCTCGCAAGAAGGGTTCTACCAGATTACGGAACTGCGCTCTTGTGAATTCATCGTTGAACTCAAAGAGTTGGAACTTAGCAGCAGTGGCAATTGCCTTTTCAAGAACAAGGAACAGTCGGCGCACGTTAATGCGGTCAAATGCACTTGGGCGAGAAAGAGCAGTCTTGTCACCAAAGAGTGTAACACCTTGGCCGGGGAAATCAACAACTGGGTTGATCCGGGCCTTGTAAAGAATGTCACGATCTGCTTTCTGTGGATTGTAAGAAAGTTTAATCGCACTGCGAAGACCACCACGATTGTAACCAGCGGGTGAGAACCAAGGATCAGCAACATTATCTGTAAATGCACAAAGACCAGCAGTATCACCGTTTAGTGGTACAAATCGATACACATCGTTATACTTGTCATACATGTACTTGTATCCACTATCGAATACCATGTACGAAGACGATGGGCAAGCATCAAATGCGTCTTTGACGTTTTCTGTTGCCGTAATCGAAGAGGTAACACCAACTGTTGCCGCACGATAAGGAGATACGAAACCAACGCAATCCCTTCGTAGTTCAACAAGGTCAGTAATCATTGTTACATGAGTGTCATGTCCAGCAACTGTGTCAGCCACAGCAGAACTTGGTCCACCCAAGATCAGATTTACATCAACATTTTCTGTGTCAGCAAACTTGTCATAAGCAAGTTCCACCTCACCAGCAGTTACAGAGTAATCGTCCGTTCCACCTGTCAGTGCAGAAACATCAACACCACTTACTAGTGTATAGTCCGTACCTGTTGCAATATCTGTACCCCAGTTAGAACCAGCGGACAGATGATCTGTCCAGTAGATGAACTGTGATTCGCGGAAAATAACATCTGGATAGTAGTTATTACCACCCTGTGTAGTTTTTGCACTTGGGTTTTTAGACAAAGCAGGGAACACTTCGATAGCTGAAGCGGTACGTTGTCCTTTAACATCAACATCAAACCCAGTGATGTCACCTGTTATATCGTAAACTGCAACGTGCAATTCATCTTTTTCGCCGCGAGCATTTGCAGTTGCCCAATCGGATGTGCCGGGAGGCGCATCAAAGAGGTCACTGAAACGCCACCGACGACGAATGAGAGAGTTATCAGGAAT